CAAGAACATGCCCTCGAACATGGTCGGCCTCTCCCGGAAGTGTTGGATGATTTCTTTGATTTCATAGGTGATCAGACAAATACAATGGTTGCCCATAACACCAAATTCGATGAAAATGTTGTGTTATCGGAAATGTATCGCCATGACCTGGATGTGTCTCGTTTCGCACGGTTAGATTTCCAATGTACCCTCAAAATGTACAAAGACAGGTTTTTGAAGCCCATCAAACTCATCAATTTGTACATGGAAATTTTCAATAAGGAATT